GACTATCATGCATGGACTGTAGATAAGCGCCAAGATGACTGTTGGTTAGTTTATCCGTGGGAGGAGTTTTGGAGAAATGGCAACTGATTTGGAGAGAGCACTCGATGAACGACAAGTACCTTGGAAAGAAATCGAATACAGAACAAAAGACTTCTGGGTCTTCAGGGACGGGTATCCAGTTTCGGAAGGACATTTGCTTTTTGTGCCAACCTACAAGCGTTTTGAAAACATTGTCGAATGCTTCAAAGGAGCATACAAATTCGGCTACGATGGAGTCAATTTTGAAAAGTGGGAAGGCTTCAATGTCGGGCAAAACTGTGGCGAAGTTGCTGGCCAGACAATAATGTATCCACATGTACACATGATCCCAAGACGCAAGGGAGATATGGCGGATCCGAGAGGCGGAGTTAGACACGTAATACCAGAAAAAGGAAACTATAAAAATGCAAGTAAGAGTTGAAGAAAACGCAGACGATATTGGCAAGTGCGGTTGTGGTCGTAGTCCTACAGGAAAATGTATCGGATGGCACGGACTTCCTGAAGGAGAATTCCGAGAAAAACTAGCAGAGTGGGAACTCGAAGACTATAAACGTAGAGCACAAGAACTTTGGAATGACAGTTGCACTAGTGGACGATCAGAATAAAGTTCGCATCGATTGGCACGGCCAAGATGGACTCTGGTGGAACGAAACTTGTATTATGGTGATAGAAGTTTTTGGTCTGCCAGGTTCCCGCTTTATGTTTCATCCCCATCAAGATTATATGGAATTCAGTTTTACTTCAAAAAAGGATGCAGATTTATGCAAAATATTGTTGTCGGAAAGATTCTGACACTTATTCTCGTTTTAATAGCCGTTGCAATTCTAGCATTTACAGACTACGGAAGTAGAACTGTTGTCTACGACTGTGGCATGGCCGAATGGCACCCCGATGTTCCTGCCAAGGTTAAAGAAGAATGTCGTAAACTAAGAAAGAGCGTCACAACATGATTTATTTTAACGTTAATATTCGAAACCCTAAGTGGTGGGATCGTTTTGAGAATATTAAATGCTGGATGGGCGAAACTCCTATTCCACATAAGTTTTGGGAACTACAGATTTTGAAAGGACCCGAACTAGTTCGATTCGAATTTGAAGTTACTACTCAACAAGATCATGCTGGGATAAATCTCGAGTTAGCATTGTTAGGCTATCATATTGGATTCACTATCTACGACAATCGTCACTGGAATCACGAAGAAGGTCGCTGGATGATTTACGACGAAGAAAATGGCCTTCATTAACTTGACAAAAACCTAAATACATCTGTATAATTAAAAATATGGCGATCCACCGCCTTAACTCGGAGAATTAAAATAATGGAAAAAAACTTAGCACAAGCGATTAGAGAAAAAATGAAGTCGGACGGAAAAAGATTCTGGGCTGGCGATAACATTAGCGAATATATCGAATCCGACTTAGTTAAAGAGCAGTTAATCAAAGAAGCAACCGAAGCCTTTGAAAGTGTTTTAGATAAGTTATTGATTGATCGCGAAAATGATCCAAACTCGCACGGTACTGCAAAGCGTCTAGCAAAAATGTACTACAACGAAATAATGGCAGGAAGATATGACCCAGCACCAGATGCAACAGCATTTCCAAATGATTCGGCAGACCGTTACGAAGGTATGCTTGTTGTTCGTAGTGAGTTGCGTAGTATGTGTAGCCATCATCACCAACCCGTTAGTGGCGTTGCTTATATTGGCATTATTGCCGCTGAGAAACTTATCGGTCTTTCAAAGTACACAAGAATCGCCCAGTGGTGTGCTAGACGTGGTACTCTCCAGGAGGAACTTGCTAACGATATCGCTCGTGAAATTGAAAAAGCCACAGGAGCCAAAGACCTAGGTGTTTATATTCAAGCAGTACACGGTTGTTGCGAAAATCGCGGCATTATGGCGCATAGTTCTTTGACTCAAACTACTGTACTTAAAGGTGCTTTCAAAGAAGATGCAGGAACAAAGAAAGAATTCTTTGACAACATTAAACTACAACAGGAGTTTGCACCAAGATGAATTCAGTAGACATGGCTAACGATTTAATTAATCGTGCAAAAAATTTAAAAAAGTTTGAAGTAATTAGAGAACTTGAAAACGGCATCTTGTTCAACGGAACAGTTCCGTTTGACATTAAAGGTAAAGACGACTGTTATTGGATTTATGCTTATGCAGTTACTCAAGAAGAAGCAGAAGCACAAGTCGATGCTTGGTTAAAGGATCGTGTATGAAATGGGTTGATAAATTTATAGCCCGTTCAGTTCGTAGAGGACTTGAGTATGAAAAGCAACACGAAGAAACACAGTATGTTAACAAAGCAAGGATAGAAAAAATGAGCATTGGTGCCGCACAAATTGATATGCCTAGAGCAGAGGGCGAAAATCGTATTAGTTTTGAATTAAGTACCGCAGTAGGCGGTAAGATTCTCAATGTACGTCATTATGACCATCGTAAAGATAGACACGAAAGCCAAACGTATGTTATTCCTAACGGAGAAGATATTGGCGAGCGTGTAGCAAAGATTATTAACTTGGAGATGTTTAAACAATGAAAGCCGAAACTCCAGCCGAGGGCATTTTAAAAAGAAATGATTTTGGTGATAGTAAGTGGTATCAAGTTGTTTGCGGATGTGGTCAAGAATATCACGATCATAACTTTGAAGTAGAAGCAAGCGAAGTAGGTGTTGATGTTAATATCTATGTGACTGTAACATCTGATTACTGGACTGAAGTTGTTGAAAAGCACTACGACATCGACAACACTTGGCAACAAGAGTTTGATTGGTTTTGGAAAGACATGTTTAATGGCTTAATTGCCAGACTTAAAGTAACATGGGAAGTGTGGACTACTGGAACAGTAAGGGCACAAACTACGATTACTATGTCAGAACAACAAGCTCTTAACTATGCAAAGACTTTAGAAAGTGCTATTCAAGATGTTAAGCATTTCACAGATGAACGCAAATGGAAGGCAAACTTGCAAAATCGTATTGCCAAAAAATTAGCAGAAGAAAACGATTGTGTCTAGAGTACAGGAAATATTAGATATTTTGCAAGAAGAGTGCGGCGAACTAGTTACTGCTGTTAGTAAAGTTCGCCGTTTTGGTATGGATAATGAGTACAAAGACGGCGGCACTCAACGCGAACATTTGACACAAGAAGCCGGAGATGTTACACTAATGATAAAATTGTTAGTAGACAGCGGTGTGTTTAGCGAACAGGAATTAGCCGACGCTATGCAACGCAAAGAAGATAAATTAAAAACATGGTCAAACATATATGAGTAAAATAAAAATTGCAGAACTGTTTTACAGTATCCAAGGTGAAGGACGTTACATGGGTGTACCGTCCGTGTTCTTACGAACATTCGGTTGTAATTTCAAGTGCGCAGGCTTTGGCATGCCTAAGGGTCAATTAAGCACTGAAGCAGACGACTTAGCAGAAGTGGCACACTTATACAACAAGTACGAAGAACTACCGCTTGTTAGCACAGGTTGTGACAGTTATGCTAGTTGGCATCCAAGTTTTAAAAATCTTAGCCCAATGCTAACTACAGATGCTATTGCAGAACGCATTATGGAAATCATTCCATTTAACGAATGGCGCGACGAACATCTTGTAATTACAGGCGGTGAACCGTTACTAGGTTGGCAACGTGCTTACCCAGAACTGCTCAATCATCCAAAGATGGCTAGTTTAAAAGAGATTACATTCGAAACTAACGGTACTCAAGAACTATCTAAAGAATTTAAAGATTATCTTGTTGGCTGGCAAATGCCTGATTTTGACTTTAATAGAGAAGTTACATTCAGTGTTAGTGCTAAACTAAGTTGTTCGGGTGAAGAAAGAAGCGAAGCAATTCGTCCAGACATTGTGTGTAGTTATGAAGAAGTAGGTTATACATACTTAAAATTTGTGGTAGCAACAGAAGAAGATGCAGAAGAAGCAATTGAAACAGCAGACATTTACAGAGCCGAAGGGTTTACAGGACCCGTATATCTTATGCCAGTTGGTGGGGTGGAGTCTGTTTATACTCTTAATAATCGCAGGGTCGCTGAACTAGCAATGAAAAACGGTTTACGTTATAGTGATAGATTGCAAGTGCCCTTGTTTAAAAATGAATGGGGAACTTAATGAAAAATTGGTTAAAGAAGATTACAGGTATTTCCAAGATTGAAAAGGAAGCAGAACTAGCACTTGCGGCCGCAGAGCGTGCCAAAAAAGTAGCAGAAGAAGCCACTGAAGCGGCAGAACGTGCCAAAAAAGAAGAGGAGTTGGCAAAGATGACTCCAAAGGAACGTGCTACTGCCAAAGGCGAACCTTGGGTTGCTGTTTTGGACACACACGTCAACAAAGACAATTTGAAAAACGGTTTCTTAGAGATTGACTGGAATGAGCATTTTGTTGTACAATTAAAGCAAGCAGGTTACGGGTTTGATGGAGATCCTGAAGAAGAAATTGTGGATCGCTGGTTCAGAGAACTTTGTAAAAATGTAGCAGGCGAAGAAGGCATTGATATGACAGATAGAAGTGCCGGTTTTATTAACGTGAAAAAAATAGCCGAAGGCAAATCAGAAATTTCATGACATATATTTTAGTAGATACTGCTAACACATTTTTCCGTGCAAGACACGTTATCAAAGGCGATGCCGATATTAAGCTCGGTATGGCCTTTCATATTACACTAAATAGCATTAAGAAGGCATGGCAGGACTTTGGAGGCACACACGTGGTTTTCTGTCTTGAAGGTCGTTCGTGGCGCAAAGACTACTACGAACCGTATAAGCGTAATAGAAGTGACGCTCGTGCCGCATTGACTCCAAAAGAACAAGAAGAAGATCAATTATTTTGGGAATCTTTTGATAAGTTCAAAGAATTTATTACAGATAAGACTAACTGTACTGTTTTACAACACCCTGAGCTAGAAGCAGACGATTTAATTGCCGGCTGGATTCAAAGCCACCCAGATGCAAAGCACGTTATCATTTCAACAGACAGCGACTTTGTACAACTAATTTCCCCCAACGTAAGTCAATATAATGGTGTACAAGAACACCACATTACGCACGAAGGTATCTTTGATAAAAAGGGAAAAATAGTAATCGACAACAAAACTAAAGAACCTAAAGCAATTCCAGATCCTAAGTGGTTATTGTTTGAAAAATGTATTCGTGGCGACAGTTCTGACAACGTTTTTAGTGCATATCCTAAAGTTAGAAAAAACAAGCTCGAAGATGCATTTAAGGACAAGGATTCAAAGGGATTCGCGTGGAACAATCTCATGCTTCAGCGTTGGGTAGATCATAACGGTGAAGAACATCGAGTATTGGATGACTATGAAAGAAATCGTCAGTTGATTGATTTGAGTCATCAACCCGACCATATTAAAACAAAGATATTTTCTACTATTGCAGAAAACATTGATAAAAAGAAGAATGTTAGCCAAGTTGGCATTAGACTATTAAAGTTTTGCCAACTGTACGATTTAAAGAAAATTTCAGATCAGGCGCAACAATATGCGGAGCCATTAAATGCAAGATATCATAGCGACTAATACTTGCCAGTATCTTAATACTTGCGAGAACAAAACAGACACATGCTGGAGGCCACAAATGAATACAGACATACATGCAAAACCCATCGTCGATGGTAAATTTTGGATTGTCGAAAAGGACGGAAATAAAGTTGGTGTCTTAAAAATCACCGAACAGAAAAAGTACGTGCTTAGTAGTAAGAATTCTATTACCACGTTTGACAACAAGAAAAAGATTGTTGAGCAATTTGGCCCAGAATTTTTTGTTAAGAAACAAGACACTACAAAGACTAAAACACCTAAGGAGTGCGAAGTACACGGATACCCAACTAGTACTGTACCGTATAATCCGTTGTTTGATGTTAAGAGACACTTGCCGTTGTTTACTAAGAGCAATAAATCAAAGAGTGTTTATTGTGCAGGATATTATATTATTAAATTCGATAAAGGTTGGGTAAGAAGTTTTTGTCCTAAACTAATTACTATCGAACGATATCCTTCTGAAGGTCCGTTTAAAACAGAAATCGAAATGAAACACAGGTTAGCAAATGCCAGAAAATAATAACATTAACACGTCTGTAATTAATCAAGTACTGAATAGTATAAAGGCGGCAGACATGGCTAATCAACGAGAAGTTCGCATTGATATTACTACTGCTAAGAACTTAGCATATACATTAGGTATGGTAATGACTAGACTTGCTGGTAATTACGAGGGCCTTATTAAAGAAGTACAAAAAGAAGATAATAGTGTTATTACTATCGAAATGGATGGCGGTAACTGGGACGAAAAGAAATAAAAAAATGGCTAAATATACGTATATAAATTCGGAGATGTGCGTATATGAGTCGCCCAAAGCCAACGGTACTATTAGAAAAGATTAATAAAAAGACCTATAAGAGTGATCAAATTTTAGAAGCAGAAGCAATTTGGGCTGTATTCTATCAGGGAAAGCCTTTTAACTTAAAAAGTCAAAATAGCCTAGCCGGGTATTCTGGAAGTAAGTACAAAAAGGTATCATTTTCAAATCCTGGTCATGCACATAATCTAGCAAAAAAACTAAACACTCTTTTTAATACAACTGACTTTAGCGTTTATAAATTAACCACCGGCGAAGAATTAAAATGATTTCAAAAGAGGGCTACACTAAAATTTTTTTAAAAGAAATGACTGTAGCCCAAAAAGAAGAAAATGCCAAAAATCCAAAACTGTGGTGGAAAAACAACAGAACTAAAGAAAGAGAAAGCCTAAGATTAACTGACGAAGGCTTACGTATTATTAAAGAAGTTTTGGATTTACAAGTTTACGAAGTTCCATTTCCTCCAGATTTGGATTTAAAACCACAAGTATTACTACATTTGGACAGATTTTTGGACTGTCCATATCACTTAACCGAAAATATGATTACGGTTATCAGCGAGCGCAAAGCCATTGAACTCCACTTATTTGCAGGCGATGTCCGAAAATATGGACTAATCAAAGCAATGAGACGCGAAATACCAAAAGAACACAAAACTTTTTAATTCTTTGTTGACAAATTCTCCGAGTGAGCTTATACTAATGATACTGCGAAATTAATTGCAAATCATTTTTAACACAGGAGCATGTAATGGCAAAAGCAGAAGTAGTCAATCGTCAAGTTAGCCCTAGCGGTGCTAAAAACGCAATCCGCAAGGCTTTTAAGAAAAAGCGTCCGCTGTTTCTTTGGGGTCCTCCAGGTATTGGTAAGTCCGATATTATTCACCAAATTGGTGGTGAACTAGAGGCTCACGTCATTGACGTTCGACTCTCACTTTGGGAACCTACTGATATTAAAGGTATTCCATATTTCGATTCCAATTCTAGCAAAATGGTTTGGGGTGCTCCTAGCGAACTCCCAGATGAAGCACTTGCTAGTAAGTACCCTTATGTTATTTTGTTCTTGGACGAAATGAACTCTGCGGCTCCTAGCGTACAGGCGGCGGCTTATCAACTTATTTTGAACCGTCGTGTTGGTCAGTATCGCTTGCCAGATAACGTTCTTATCGTTGCCGCTGGTAACCGTGAAACTGACAAAGGTGTTACTTATCGTATGCCTGCTCCGTTGGCTAACCGCTTCGTCCACTTGGAAATGCGTGTAGACTTTGAAGACTGGTCTATGTGGGCCACCGACAACCGCGTTCACAAGGACGTTGTCGGTTATGTTACTTTCGCTAAGAAAGACTTGTACGACTTCGATCCTAAGAGTTCTAGTCGTGCATTTGCAACTCCACGCTCTTGGTCCTTTGTTAGCGAACTGCTCGAAGACGAAGATACTACCGAGGACATCCTTACTGACCTTATCTCTGGTGCTATCGGCGAAGGCCTTGCTATTAAGTTTATGGCACACCGTAAGGTTGCGTCTAAACTGCCTAAGCCAGAAGACATTTTGTCTGGCAAGGTTAAAAAGTTGGATTCCAAAATTGAAATCTCTGCGATGTACTCGCTGACTGTGTCTATGTGCTACGAGCTCAAAGACGCTACAGACAAAGGTGATAAGAAGTTTGACGAAAAGGTCAATCACTTCTTCCGTTTCATGATGGATAATTTTGAAACTGAGTTGGTTGTTATGGGTACCAAACTTGCACTTACTCAATATCAACTTCCGTTGGATCCAGACGAAATTGAATGTTTCGACGAGTTCCACGAAAAGTTTGGTAAGTACATCGCGGCCGCACAAGACAAGCGATAACCAAACCAAAAGGGGTGCGCAGGACGCACCTCTTTTCTTGACAACATGTCGAAGTGATTGTATAATAATACATATAGTAAACAAACGGAGCAAAAATGTCTCATTCACTAGATCCAATTATTGATAAAATTGTAGTAGCCCGTGTAGGTTTGCTACTCCGTCATCCGTTTTTTGGTAACATGGCTACTCGTATGAAGTTGGTAGATGCCAGCGACTGGCTTCCTACTGCGGCTACAGACTTCCGCAACTTCTATTTTAACAGAGAGTTCTTTGAAAAAATGACTCCGCGACAAGTCGAGTTTGTTGTTGCACATGAAATTCTTCACTGTGTTTATGACCATATGATGCGGGCCGAAAGTCGAGACAAACAAGTTTGGAATATTGCCGCTGACTATTGTGTAAACGGTTTGCTAAAACGCGAACGCATTGGCGACGACCCTCCTGTTAAGTTCTTTTACGACCGTAAGTATGACGGTTGGAGTGCTGAACAAGTTTACGACGAAATCTACAATAAGTACGACGAAGAGCAACTCAAACAACTTGGCGAGTTGCTAGACCAACATTTGGACCCAGACGGCGACAAGGATGGAAATCAACCTAAGTACAGCAAAGACGAATTGAAAAAGATTCGTGACGAAATTAAAGAAGCAATGTTGCAAGCGGCACAAGCCGCAGGTGCAGGCAATGTACCTGGCGAAATTGCACGTATGATTAAGGAAATGACTGAGCCTAAGATGAACTGGCGTGAACTGCTACGTCAGCAAATCCAAAGCACAATCAAGAACGACTTTAGTTGGAGTAAGCCAAGTCGTAAAGGCTGGCATACTGGTGCAGTACTACCCGGTTGTAACTTTGACACTACTATTGATGTGTGTATTGCCATTGACATGTCTGGCTCCATTGGAGATGCACAAGCTCAAGACTTTATGTCTGAGATTAAAGGCATCATGGAAGAGTTTAAAGACTTTAACATGAAAGTTTGGTGTTTCGATACTCGTGTGTATAACGAGCAAGACTTCAACGGTTACAATGCAGACGAAATCCACGACTACGAAGTTATGGGCGGTGGTGGCACAGACTTTGACTGTAATTGGGAATACATGAAGGAACACGATATTAACCCTAAGAAGTTTATCATGTTCACTGACGGTTATCCTTGGGACAGTTGGGGTGACGAAGATTACTGTGATACAATCTTTATTATCCACGGTAATAACGAAGTTATTCCTCCGTTTGGCACTTACGCTTACTACGAAGGATCAACAAAACACTAATGACTAATGTAGTGAAAATTAATCCGCTTAACGTGCTAGGTAATAGGGAGGTGAGTGATCCGCCGCCCTATTTCCATTATCATTATTTTGAACTGAAATATAACATCATTGCTTCAATTAAAGAATGGATTTATGAAAATTTAAAGCACAGATTTTATATTGGGGAATGTTTAGTGTTAGAAAATAATCAATACCAAACCAAAATAAAAATTGGGTTTGAAGAACCTAAAGAAGCAAGTTTCTTTTTACTGGCTTGCTCACATTTAAAATATCTTAATCATTAAGTGGATATATAATAATACGAAGGAGTATGTATAACTATGACTGACAAAACCGAAACTAACGAAGTTGCACAACCACAAGAAGCGCAACAACAATCAGTAGATTTGAATGTTCAAGATTTGAACGTTCTAAGGAGCATTATTGATCTTGCCGCTGGACGCGGTGCATTTAAACCTGCAGAGATGGCGGCTGTAGGTCAAGTGTATAACAAGCTCAATGCGTTTTTAGAGAGCGTATCAAAACAAGGACAACAACAAAATGGCTAATTTAAAGCATGTAGGAAAAGTAAAAGCAAACGGACGTAAAGTTCTTGTTGCTTACAGAACATTACCTGGAGAAAGCGATGCGGCATTAATCGTCGATACTGCTAGCCTAACAGAAGATCAACACGACAGTATTATTAAATTAGTTGAGAGTCCTGCAGGACAAAGTTCTTATGAATTTGCCGAAGCCATGGCACGTACTAATTTCCCAGACGGTAGTGTTATGTTGGCTAACTTACATTTCAACGGCAAGTTGATTAAAGTTAAGACTTCTGAAATTGAAATGACTCCGTCAATGCAAGCAACAATTAGTTTAGATCAACTAAACCAATTAATTGCAGAACAGCGCGGTATTAGCGTTAACGATTTAGCAATCGGTAGTGGACAAGAGATTCAAGAAGTTGCTAAAGTAACTGACGTTCCTCGTACACCTGACGTTGTTGAAGAAGTTATTCAAACTAATGAGCAACCATTAGATGATGAAGCACTTGCTAAAAAGTATCGCAGTGATGCTGATAGACTAAGCAAGGAAGCCGCACAACTTCGTCGTATGGCTGAGGAACTAGTTCCTACAAAGAAGAAGGCTACAACTGAAGCGTGAAGAAAAAATCTCTGCCTAAGGATGTAGTAGATCAATGGCCAGAGATTTTTAGTGATGTTGATGTAAGAGCGGTTCCAATTCCGTACTTACATTCTATGCGAATCATCTTCAATGATGGTAAAGTATGGGATATTAATATCGATGAACACGCTAGAAAAAACAGCATAGACGATCTCGAGGAACATCTTTCTGAACTTATAAACACATATGAAGAAGTCATAGAACATATCGACTTTCGCTTAGATGTGGAACGTGTAAAGAAGGATGTTATTAAAAAAACTAAGAGTTTTCTTAAAAAACCAAAAAAGAAAAAAGAAGAATGATAGCCGCAGTTTTTGCAGTAGACGACATCGGTGGCATGGGAGTTAACGGTCACATGCCCTGGCCACATAATAAAGACGACATGAAATGGTTCAAAACCATTACACAAAATCAAATAGTTGTAATGGGAAAGCGAAGTTGGGACAGTCCAGACATGCCAAAGCCGTTACCTGGTAGACATAACGTAGTGTTTACTAATAACTTTTTCGAATGTGACGAAATTGAACAAGTTAAAGGAGACGTATGCGAAGCATTAAAGAGTTTAAAAAGATCCAACAGAAGTAAAAACGTTTTTGTCATCGGTGGCCCAAATTTATTAGAACAAGCAAAACCCGTATTAAGCAAAGCATACGTCACAAG